GGCGTGCACCTATTCTCTGATGAGATAAGGTACCCACGTAGTGCGTTCAAGCCAAGTAGGCTGGTTCCGGGCGTTCGCCCGGCCTATCCTGCTTGGAGTCAGCTCCAAGTGATACTTGGAGACCCGCTTCGCTCTGGTTGTCAACCAGTAGAGAAGCCCCCCGAGTTCCTCACGGTCCTCGGGCTCGCTCTGCCAAACTAGGCGTTTGCGAGGTAAGTCACCTGTGACAAGCGAATCGATCCTTTCTGGATCTTGTCCGCCCCACAGGTTCTGAGGTAAGATCTGAGCCCACTTTGTGTGGAACTCTATGATCTCCTCAGTTAACAGGCATCCCCACCCTCTACCGTCCCACTCAAGGAGACGGTTTAGGATACGGATGATGTCAGACTTACGGGAAATGGGCTCCCTAAGGTAGAAGGGAGTGACTTCCACTGAGTTGTGGTAATGCTTCCCACAGCTCTCCCGAAATGGGCCCGTCCAGTGAGACTTCTTGGTGTTAACCTTGAAGCCGAACCAGGCGAACGTACGCGCAATCCGCGCGGCCACTTTAGAAGGAGCTATGATGTCATCACCATAAACCGATATAGAGCCTTTGACCCGAGAGTGATAGCAAATCGCGCGCGTAAGCGCGTAGAAAAGCAAACTCTCTAACTCAAAGGTAAATCCATTTCCCATCGAACTGAACATTTCCAAGTCGTGGATAATGTCAGATTCCTGCCCAGATAGTTCGGGAGGAATGACGGTTGAATGGACTCTAACACGATCCAGCACGTGCCACCAATCGACCGGTAGTAGTGATACTACCAACTGACGAGTGATACTGTCGCTTGCAGAGGAAAGGTCAATAGTCGCTAGGCCGTCCCGAAGGGCGTCTCTAGCAAACCGTTGATTCTTAGTTTGGTCACGTAAATCGATCCCAGCCTTTCTTTTCAGCTGGTTTCGTATGTACGTGCCGCAACACCTCTGAAGAAACATATTGACTTCGGGCTCTTTACAAGCTACTCGGTCAATAGTGCTACTCTTTGGTACTGTGAACATACGACTCGTATTAACGATACATAACGGTTGATCTGCCATTATAGTGCCCGAGTGGGCAAGGCAGTGTAAACCGAGTGCAGAGGTTGAGACGTGTGCTGTGCCAACGTGTTTGAGATATGCAGCCTGAGGGCTGCGACTTACCCGTGTAGAGGCCCCGAAAGTATGGGACCCACCCTCAAAAAGATCAGAGGGTGGGGTTTTGCCAATCACGGAAGCAACGAAACGACGCGCAGTAGTTATAAGCGCGTCGGATGTCACCCAACCGAAATCACGATCGTCCGAAAACAACCGGATGTTGGTGTGCAAGTTGGTACTCTCTACTGCCAGCCATTTGGCTAAGGCAGCCTGTCGTCTCACATCAGGTGGCGTCGTAGTACTATCACAGTACTTAGACATTATCTCCTTGCGGAGATAGTCCACCTTGAAGCTCTCATTAGGAATCCGATCGAAGACTAACTCGACAAGATCCTTCTGAAAAGCTTCGGCGATGTGCGTTGGCAGGTAATCAGCATCGGGCTTGCGCCCAACCTTTCCTTTTCGGTTAGTCGAACCCTTCACGGGTGTAGACTTAGCCTTGGGGTCAGTTAGCTGATTATTGTGTAGCCGAAGTAAGCGTTTTCGTGCTAGACTTCTGCGTTCCATTCTCGACATACTATATCTCCTGATGGATGATAATAGGGTTGAGGAGCACCGAATGGTGCCCCAGTGCCGTTTCGAGTAGCATCCAGCCAAAGCTGGTTAGTCAGGCATTATCATCATGATAACACGTGACAGTGGATCTTGAGAGCACTCTATTGAGATGCCGCCAAGAGTTTTAACAGGACTACAAGTCCCCCACAAGCTACCGTATACGACCAGTACAGCCATAAGGGCTGCCTGAATCCACAGTACTTTCTGCATCTCAATTGCTTGAGATCAGTAGATGCTGTTGAGGTCAGTGATGACCTCGTGGACCAAGGACTGGTCGTCGGCAAGCAGGTTGCGCATCAATGCCTTGGCATCGATACGTTCCTGCGGGGTCGAGTCCACCGGAAAGTCAAATTCGACCCGCACATAAGTGGTGCGGGCGACGACCTCGGTGGAAACGCCGTTGATGGTCTGTGTGACCGTCTGCGGCAAGGTCAGCTTGGTCTTCGCACGAACGCGCGAATTCCGGCCGAGAGCAATGGTGAAAACGTTGTCACCAATAGCAACGCCATCGGATTCCTTGAAACGGAACACCGAGTCGTTGATCTTCCCGTCAGGCACGTAAACGTGTGCAGCGGGGGTGGTAGCACCATCATTGATGGTGAGAGCAGTGAAAGCCGGCATGTGCCTAGCTCCTTTGAGTGATAAGCGCTAACACAATTAGCACTTTGTTGATATCCGATGTAAGCCGAATGCTTATACCGGGTGCCGGAAAAGTGAATAGTTGTCGACGTGTGAATCCCTGGGAATTCATCACATGTTCAACCGGTCCACTGAAAGAACCAAGTTGATCATAGGTCTTCAGGAGTATCTTGCTCCTTACACCTATGGTCTCATAGCCAGCAACAAACTCGCAACCCGCAGTAGCACTAATGCCCTGCAGAAAGGAGCCGACTGAAATAAACCAGTCAACGACAAAACTCAACGGACGTAGCTGCCACAAGATAAGTAGTGGATTCGCTATTCCTAATGAGTTCAACGCCTGTTTCCAGCTATCCTTGATCCGCCATGTACCTCCTATTTTACAGAAATAGTCGATACTTCCGGACCTTTCGTGGGATAACGCGAGCACAGAAACCATTGGGCTACCATGACGTTCTACGGTCGTAGAGACCAGATCGCCATTTTCCTTACTGAGAGCATATTTGATGGCTTCATAACCATTGAATATGTCGTTCATAAGGGGTAACCAACCGAATTTGTACTCGAGATAGGCATTCGCGGCGTCTTTAGGCCGAAAATGCTTGACACCAAGGTGATAAGCTGCAAGTCGGGTGTTACCCTTCTTGAAAGCATTAAACACTTTAGCCAACTGGGCGAGCCTCGCAAGCATCATGCCTGCGGTACTCTTGACCTCGCCAAGGCTTTCGCCAAGGTCGATAGCCCCCTGATCAGCAATCGCAGCCAGGAACGCATTACGTGCACTAGAGATAGTGTTGTAATGGTCCAAAACTTCGAATGTTGTGTTCTGACCAGACCCCAAACGCTTTAAGTACGGCGTAAGGAGTATGGGATTGTTGCAGTGGGCAGTGCCCGTCGCTCCAACCACATAAGGCATGTCAAAATGCCAGTTGTTACCGTCCTTTCTCCAACACGTGCCCAACATGTGATACTTGATAGGTTTTGGAAACCCATCAATTCTCCATGCCGAGTATGGCGTTGAATGAAGATGATCTGACTTTATAAGCTCAGATCTTCCCTTCGAGTGTGAAAGGAATTCCCCGGTCAAGACTTGACCGGAAGGAACGGGCCAGTCGCACATTGAATCATCTACTGATTCTCCGACGACATAGGCAGTCTCCACGAAGTGGTTGACAACATCACGCATAGCAGAAGTCCTTTATCCAATGAGGACAAAGACCTCCGTGGATACCTTTATGGTATACCACACCAGCCTAGCTGGCCTCATAACGTTATCGTTATGA